GCAGGATTGGGTTGGAGTGCTGGAGCACGATCATGCGACCTGGGTTGCTGATCTGATCCGGCGTCAGGTAGGCCAGCGATGGGGACACACCGGCATTGCGGACGGTGTTGAGGAAGATCGCTTGCTCGCGGATGGTCTCACCCACCGCATCCCCGAACTCGAAGAAGAACTTGAAGTACAGGTTCTGGGTCGGCGTCGCGCTGACGCTGAAGGTGCCGTTCGGCACCACGATCACGCCCGCCGGGTTGGGCAAGCAATAGGACACCTCGACCGCCTGGCGGCGACCAACCTCGTCCAGCAGGGCTGTGGTGTTCGGTGGAGGGCTTGGCGGCGACGTGCCCCAGGAGGGGTCGCCATTCCCCCATGCCATGTGAACGGCAGCGCTGGCCTTGATCGCCTCAGCGATGGCCACCCGCCCGGCCAGAGTCAGGATTGCAGCCATCGGTTCAGTCTCCTCGGGCCATCATAGTCAGCTCACCGTCGTGATACTTCCGCCTACCGTGTCCAGTCCGCCGCTCCACGGCTGAGCCAGCCACGGGAAGGCGCCCCACTGCAGCGCCGCGCCTTCCTCCCAGTAGAGGCTGGCTGGAATGATGTCGGTGCGTGCGATCGGTTCTTGCGGCTGGTGCCAGTCCTCGTCGATCAGGTTGTCGTCCAGCAGGAACGTGACCCGATACGGCACCTCCACCGCCAGCACCAGGGTGAGTGCCAGCTGCAGCGTCGGCTCGCCGTCGATCAGCGTCGCGTGGTAGTCGCCGAAGCTGATCTGCGGCCCGCCAGGGATTGGCCTGGTGCCGGTGTGGTCGCTCAGCGGGCTCCCCTCTGACAGCAGGCTGTCATCCAGCACGAAACGGCGGTGGTCGTAGACGCTGAAGATCCGCTGCAGCCTTGATCGCTGCGACTGGCTGATCTCAGCCACGCCCATGATCCGGCGAATGATGGCCTCACCTTCCACGGGGGCCGGCAGCCCGATCTGGTACTCAGCCCACCGGGCGCTGCCGGCCTCGCTCTCGTCGAGCTCCCCGTCCACGCCGATCCACTCCAGCGCAGTCAGCAGCGCTTGCGGGGTGCCGCGGATCCGCTGCCATGGCACGCCATCGGCGATCGCCGTCCGCTGGTTCTCGATGTACGGCAGCAGCTCGCCCAGGCCGTACTCGAACACCAGCCACGGCACCACGCCGTCGGGGATGTCGACCCGCTTCGCCGTGCGGATGACAGGCACGGGCCGGCCCGCGCGCTCCAGGCTTGAGATGGACCGGCTGAAGTCCCGCTCAAGCTGCGTCGCATTCGGCGGCAACAGGTCGTAGCGGCTCGCCGTCATCGGTCACGCCCCATCATCGTCAGCGCCACGCTGCCCAGGGCCGGGGCCTGGTTTGCAGCGCAGATCACCCGCGCTGTCGGCTGTTGCAGCATCACCCGCTGAACGCCCGGCTGCTGCAGCTTGGCAATCAGCCAGCTCAGCGTCACGTCCCAGCCGAGGCCTGATTCAGCGGTGAAGGCGGTGCGCAGCGTCTCCTCCAGGTTCTCGAACACGGTCTCGGGGGCTTCGGGCAGCAGCCACACCTGGGCCTGCACGTTCACGGTCACGATCTCGGCGCTCACCGTCGTCACCGTGTCGGTGATCACCCGCACGTCGTCTGCCTGCACCACCACATCCACTGCCTCGAGCAGCTCTGTACCGGCCGTGCCGTTGCCCGCCTTCGCCAGCACCGACACTCGCACCTGGCCAGGGAACGGCGTGTCGACGTTAACGTCGGCAATCAGCGGGCTGGCAGTCATCGCCTGGTAGCGATACCAGCTGCGGCCGCCGGCCGTGCTGCTGCCCATCACCCGCTCGATCGTGCGCTCTCGCAGTTCCTCATCCGTCTCGCCCTGCAGCCGCGTCACGCCATAAAAGGCGGCGATGTTGTCCAGATCGGCGCCGATGGCAAAGCGGAGCAGGGTGGCCTTGAGGGCATCGTTGATTCGCTGCCTCAGGGTGAGCTCGCGGGCCGCCGCGACCTCTAGGATCTTCACTCCCGGGTCGCTCTCCAATATCTCGGTGTAGGACGGATCACGGCTCTGCAGATCCGTGATCATCTCCTGCAGGATCGTCTCGAAGTCAAGCGCCTCGATGATCGTCGGCGCCGGGATGGAGCTGAAGTCGATCGTCGCCATCAGATCACCAGCCCCTCGATTTCGACCCGCCGGCCGTCCAGCAGATAGTAGCCACGGAGGCTGAGCTCGATCTGCCCAGCTTCGCTCACGCTGTCGATGATCACCTGCTCCAGCTTGAGCCGCGGCTCCCAGCGATCCAGCGCTTCGGCGGTCGCCGCCACCAGGTCAGACACCAGGCTGCTGTTGATCGGTCGGTCCACCAGTCGCGGCAGCCGGCTGCCGTAGTCCCGGCGGTGAACGCGGGAACCAACAGGAGTCGTGAGGATGTCCTCGATGGATTGGCGCAGGTGGTCAAAGCCCCCCAACGCATTGCCGATGGTGCGGCTCATTCCGGCCATCAGTCGCCTCCATTGCAGAAGGTGTCGGGGCTTCCCTCAATCAGGATGGCACCGCACAGCGTCAAGTCTCCCACCCGCACCACGCCTCTGTCGTTGACGAACGTGTCTGTGCTGGCGGATACGATCGGGTTGACGCCATGAATCGGGCAGTCGTAGAGGTCTCCCCGTCGTGCCACCGGTTTTTCGTTCGCAAATACATCCGGGCTCCCGGTGATCACCCCTCCGCCATGACTGCCGGGGTCGCCAACGCGGATCACACTTCTGCCCATCGCTCAACCCGGGTTGAGGTCGATGCGGTTGGCCCAGATCACCACCTGGCTCTGGCTCTCCCTGGCGTCGATCGTGTACCGGTGCGCCTCACGGTCGTACTCGATCACCGTGCCATCGTCGAAGGTCTGACGCTGTACCGTCGGCCGATCGCCGTTCTGGTTCTCGTTGCTGAAGGCGGCCGGCAGCGCGACAGCGTTAGCCAGCTCGCCGCTGGGGGCCAGCAGCAGCATCACCTCGCCCACCTCGGGCGCCCACCAGAAGCGATCGTTGCTGGCGCGCAACGTCACCCAGGGGATCCAGTCGCTCAGCAGTTCGCCGTCCTGGAGCTCCACCCGGATCAGCGCCTTCTCGTAGTCGGCCTCGGCCACCACCCCGTAGCGGATGAAGTTGGCCGCGCGCCGCGCACCTTCCGTGTGCTCGAAGGCGCCGACGCCCGACGTGATCTGATCGTCGCGATTAACCCTGAGCACCGGCCAGCCTGAAGTAGTACCGCACCACCAGGGGGATGTCGGCAGGGGCAACCTCGTCCTCGAGGCGATTGGAGAGGAGCAGCTTGCTCGCCAGCAGCTTGATGCCCTGGGCGAGGGGGAAGGGGATCTGCTCGGGGATGGGCTGGCCCAGCGCACGCTGAGCAGCGTTGCGCGCCAGCTCCAGGGCGCGCTCCAGATCCTTTGGCTTGCCGGGAGCTCCCATGAACTCGGCGATGCTGCCAGGCGTCAGCCAGGCCTCATCCACTGCTGGGGTGCTTGGGTCGTCGGCCATGAACTGTCCCTCTGCTGTGCGGGCTCGTTTGCGGGCTGCCATCAGTTGATCGGCTCCTCTTGTGAGAACAGCTCGGCGTCTCCGATGGGGCAGGCCTCGCCGGTGTTGCCTGCCGGGCAGCCCGGCGTGACTTGGCCACCAGGATAGGCGCCGCTGCGCTCCAGGGGGCCGTCGCCGGCCGCGGCCGCGGCGTCGACATAGGGGTTGCTGCAGTCGCGGTACGGCGTGCGGTAGTTGACCCCGTAGCGCAGGGTCAGGGCAGAGGTGGAGAGGCTGCCGTCGAACTCGGGATCGGCCATGTCGCTGTCGACCAGCATGGGGTCGGACGACTCGAAGCCGGGGATCACCCAGGACTGGAGAGCAGCCTCGACCTGGGCCGCCATGGTGTCCAGGTCGGCGTCGATGTCGTCGAAGCTCTGCGTCACGCACACCACCGAGACGATGCAGCGGCGCTCCTCAAACCCGTTCCAGCCGGATGGGCTGCGCTTGGTGACCTCCTCCTTCTCGCGGGTGTGGACGATGATCGCCGGCAGCTCGGGTTCCTCCACCGGCATGAGCCGGCCGGCGAACACCCGCTCCTCGGCAGCGGTCGCATCAATGAGGCGATCGACAAAGGCGGCGCGGATCTGTGTACGGGGATGGGTCATGCCGGCTCCTCAAGCGGTAACGGCTTTGACAACCGCGAATCGGATCACGATTGCCTCGCTTCTGTTGTTGCCACTCCTGTTCGCTACATCAATCTCTGCGCTGCCGGCAGAGCATCGTGCGTTCAAGAGGTAGGTGCCAAAGGTACCGACTGACGCATGATTCAGGATGAGCAGGTCCTTGGATCCGATCGTGCTATTGGTGAGCGTGAACGTCACAGTGCTGCCAGCGGCAAGCTGAGCGCCGTTCATCGTGATCTCGCCGCACGCCGCGTTCAGTGTCACGCCCGTGCTCTTGCTGGTTTGCTGCGTGACCGTGCCGCCATTGCTGGTGTAGCCAAACGGCCTGCCGACTTCAGCCATCGTGCCGTCGGCGGCTTTCACATATAGCTTCTTGTTCGTGCTGTCCCATGCCGGCTCGCCCTCCTGGAAGTCGGCAGCAGCTGGGGCACTGCTGCCCTTCCTGATCTTGATCAGCTGCTGCCGTGGCATCAGAAGGTGCCTCCGTCGATCGTGTCGACAGCGATCGTCACGAACCCATTGCCGGCGTCCTTTGTCCAGCTCAGGGAGCTGTTCAGCCGGATCACGCCATTGGTGCCGTCAGTGCCCCAGATGTAACCCGCGGTGCCGCCGCTCGCGACAGCCACCTTCTCGTCGCTGCTCCCCGAGGGGATGTTCAGCGCCGACTTAAACGCATCGAAGGTGATCTTCTTCTCCTTCTGCCCGCTGGCCTCGCTGGCGTCGTGGATCAACACCAGGTCGGCAGCGCCGTCGACGCTGGCCAGCGTCGTCAGGTCATCAATCGCCGGCACCACCGGCAGCTTGGTCGTCGGATCAGTGGCGACGTGCAGCGTGCCGCGGTCGGTCGTGAAATGCGGCTCGCCCGCCAGCATTGCGCTGGTGGGCAGGTTGGCCTTCAGGCCGCGCTTGAGCTTGATTCGTTGCAGCGTCATGGCTCCCTCCAGGGGCTAGTTGAATGTGCCGCCGTCGATGAACTCTGGCAGTTCCATTGGCGGGCCCTGCGGCCCTGGGTGGATCACCTCCACCACATCCACGGCAGTCGGCCGGTCGATCTCCACCACCAACACGCCGCCCTCCTCGATCACCTCCACCGATACCGGCGGGGCCTCGATCACCTCCACCGCAACCTGCTGGCTCATGGTGTCACCAGGGAAGGAGCCGAGTGGCCCACATCAAGCCAGGCCACGCCCTCCAGCCAGTAGAACCGGTCACCGTTCGGCTGGATCACCATCAGATCCCACACCCCGTCCTTCACCACCGCGGTGGTGGCCGGATACTGCAGCACCAGCTCGAAAAGGCCTGTCGTGCGGTTGACCCACTCGATCGCCAAGTCGGCCAGCTTCGTCGTCCGCCGCCGGTCCCACACCTGCGCCACCAGCTCGTAGCCCGTGGCGTTCAGCGGCTGGCCGCCAGCCTTCAGCCTCATCCGCTCGCGGAACGTCGCCCGCTGCGGGATCGTGATGTCGCGCCGCCCTGGCCGGATCATCGGTTCGTCGTTCGGTGGAGCATCACCAGCACCCCGTCGTGGCCATCAGGCTGCGCGTCGCGCACCTTGAACACCACGCCGCGGGCCTCGATCTCATCGCCCTGCTGCAGCTTGAACGGCAGCTTCTGCCGGCTGATCAACACCACCGGCTGGGTGGAGCGGACCTGAACCCCGGTGTCGGGATCCAGGCCCACGTAGCCGTCCTGATAGACGCCCCTGGCGGTCGCGCTCTCACCGCGGTGGCGCACGGTGACAGGTTCCCCCATCACCCGCACCACCGCGGTCAGCGCACGGTTCGCCAGGTCGTTGATCATCAGTCGAGCCGCACCCGGGCCACCGCGTCGGTGGTGGCCTTGGCGGCCAGGAACACGCCGATCCGGGTGTTGTCGGTGGCCACAGGGGTCACCTTCTTGGCGGTGTTGTCCCAGTAGGCCACGGCGCCGAACGCGGCATTGGTGCCGGTCCCGGTCGCAGCCTCCAGGTCGAACACGCTCTCGGTGTCGATGTTCACCGAGGCGCCAGAGGCGCCATCGGTCACACACACGCCGAACAGCGAGCCGACCAGAACGCCCTGGCCGCCCGTCCGGGCGTAGGGCAGGACCACCTCGATGTAGCGGCCCTCCTGCACGTGATTCTTCATGGATCAGTCCTCAGAGGATGGATGGATGGAAGGGCCGGCTCAGGCGCCGGTGCTGCGATAGAACGCCTGGTGCTGCGGCACGTGGCAGCCGAAGGTGTGGCGCAGGTAGGTGGTGATGCCGTCAGGATCGCGCTTGATCTCCGAGTCGATCGTCGCCCCGGCTTCGCCCTCCAGGTAGCCGTAGACCAGCTTGTCCACGCCGGGGTAGTCGCCCATGACGTAGAACTGGGTCTCGCTGGATGCGTCCAGACGAGGTTCCACGATCTTCTGCAGGTAGCCCGAGAAGATGTTCACGTCGGCGGTGGCGTTCGGCGACACCGTGGTATTGAACTTGTCAAACGCGGTCTCCAGCGTGGTCGGCAGCAGGATGTACCGCGGCACCACGTAGAGCGGGTTCTTGCCGGTGAAGTCCACCTGGTTCCGCATCTTCCGGCGGGCCTCAGAGATCGAGGCTTCGCCGATCGCACCGGTGCCGGTGTTCTTGTGGTCAGCGTGGAACAGGGCCTTCCCGTCGCTGGTCGTCTTCACGTTGCCCGTGATCAGACCCCACATCAGGTTCGACTCCAGGGTGGCCACGCCGCGGGCCAGGATCTGGATGGCCCGGGTGATGTAGCCCAGGTTGTCGTTGATGATCAGCCGGCGGCCGATCACCACCTTCTTCCCGTACTCGGTCAGGCTCCAGCCGCCCTGCTGCTCCTGGATGGTCCCGGCCTTGTACTCGCCGCCTTCCTTGATCTCCTCGGGGATCATCTGACCGCCGACCTCGATCTCCTTCATCTCGCGGAAGTCAGGCAGGTTGCGCTGCTCCGCCAGGGGCCGCCAGGTCTGCTGCTCCGCCGCATAGGCCGCCTTCAGCGTCACCCGCTGGATACTGGCCATCAGCAGGGGGAAGTCGCTGGTGCTGTGCAGCGCACGGCCGGCAAGCTCCATCTTGTCCATGCCGCGGGTGCTGGCGCCCGAGCGCTCGACACACTCGCGGGCCATGTCCAGCAGGGTGGTGCCCACATACTCACGGGCGCCGCCGTCCTCCCACTTGCCGAAGCCGGCGCGGGCCTGGAGCGCGTGCTCCATCGCCACGAACCGCTTCTGCCCGTGGTCCTGGGTCACCTCTACGCGGGCGATGCCAGGGGTGCGGCGCTCCTCAGCAGAGCGGGCGTCGATCAGCTGGCCGCGGGCTTCATCCAGGCTCACGCCTTGCTCGATCAGCTGGCGGGCGAAGTCCTCACCCACCTCCAGCTTGCGGGCAGCATCCAGGATGCCGGCCGCGCGGCGGCGCTCCTCGGCGCGGATCGCCTCCACGTCCACCGCAGGAGCAGCGGGCGCAGCAGCAGGAGCAGGCGCAGCAGGGGCGCCGGCCCGGGTCTCATTCTCTTGGGTGGGCTCGGGAGCCTGCACCCCATTCGCGGGAAGGGTCATGGATCGTTCCTGTTCGGAAGGTTGGGTTGCAGGCGCCTCCTCAGAGCGCACCTGGGCCCCGGCATCAGCCGGGATCGACACCAGCGAGAGCTCATAGGGCTCCCAGTCCACGGCGCGCTCCACCGGCACTGCGCCGGTCTCATCACGCTCCGTGCGATGGGTCTTGTAGCCCACGCTGATGTTCCGCAGGATCCCGTCGCGCACATCCTGGAAGATGGGCTCGACGTCATCCCGCCGGCTGAACCGCACCAGGGCTCGGCCCTCGCTGCCATTCAGCCACGCACGCTCCACCACGCCCATGACGTTGCGGAGCCCGAAGGAGTAGTGGCTGTCGAGCAGAGGCGCACCGTTGTTCAGGCGCTCCAGTCGCACGTGGCCCTCGGCCAGGCTCAGCTCTTCGATGTAGTCGCCGCGCGACCAACTCGCACGCTTCACCCGGGTGCCGGTCGTCCACACGACCTCAACAGTTCGCTCCTCCACGTTGATCGTGGACGGCTCGAACATTGCCCGGGTCTGTAGCAGACCGTCGCTCATGTCGACTCCTATGGCGTTTCGATTCTAGGGCTCACCTGCAGGCGTCACCTGGGGCGGTGGCGTCGCATCCTCCGGCGGCTCTCCAGTGGGGGGCAACTCAGACCCGATCGGCCGTGCCTGGGTCAGCCCCGCGGCACTCACCTTCCTCGGATCGGTGTCGAGCACGATGCCGCCCGCATCGAGCTGCGCGTTCCATTCGCGGTACTGCTCCAGCACCTCGTCCGGCTCCAGGCCTTCCTCGCGGATCGCTTCCTGCGGCGGCTTCAGGCCCGCACGCATCTTGCTGATCGTCGCCTTGGTGTCGGCTGCTGGGTCGTACGGCTGCGGTGGCGGCGGCGTCCAGTCAGCACTCAGCCCATCGGTGGGTGTCGGGGTCTGTGCGCTGAACCACTGCCAGATCCGGTTCATCACCGGCGCCAGCAGCTGCCACTGCTCGCTCACCGTCTGCTTGTTGAAGCTCTGCCAGCCCAGGCGCCCGGCCGAGAAGTTCGTGCCCTGGAAGTCGCCCGTCAGCAGCTCATACGGCACATTCGTTCCCGCCGCAATCCTCAGCAGGTAGCCCCGCATGATCTTGTCGATCTCGCCCACGCTCGGCGGCGAGCTGAACCGGATGTCCTGCCCAGGGCCCAGACGCACCATCGCGCCAGGCTCAATCCGCTCTCCCACGTCCGACTTCTGATCGCCGGCCCCATCCACGTCCACGATCACGCCCGTCATGCAGGCGCTGATCTTCTGCTTCAGCAGCTGTGCGTCCAGGTAGTCGTCCAGATCGCGCAGCGCGATCACCACCGGCGCCAGGCACGTCGCGCCGCGCGTCTGTCCCGGCCGCTTCGGCGTGAACAGGTGGATGATCTGCGACGCCGGCACCGTGTTCGACTCGATGCTCACCGCCCGCAGCGCGCTCTCACCCGGGTGGTAGTTGTAGATCCAGTAGCTCTCGCGCTTGCCCTCGGCGTCGTAGACGATCCCGCGCTTGGTGTAGCCGCCTCGCTCGCCCGCCGGGGTGTCGTGGTTCTCGTCGATCCAGTCCGGCTCCATCACCTGGAGCTGCAGCGGCACCCGCAGGCCCAGCCGGCGCATTGCCGCCTGGCTCGGCGTTCGCCACCGGATCAGCACCTCGCCCGATTCCTTCCAGCAGGCCACCGCCTTGGCGATCAGCCCCGCCAGGTCCTGCAGGCCTTCGTGGTCACACTGCACCGGGTCGCTGGCCCAGGCCCTGAACTCATCCGTCACCCGCTGGCCACGGGCGCCGCCGTTCCGCCGGCCTGCCTTCGCCTTGAAGCTCCACCCATGCCCCACCAGCGCATCCACCCACAGCTGGATGATCCGCTGCGCATACGGGTTGTTTCTCACCAGGTCGCGGGCCCGCTCCCGCTTCAGCCCGCCCTCCGGCCCCAGTGCGCTGTCGGCGCTGGTCTGCCGCACGCCCCAGCCGTCCACCCGCCGCCCGCGGGCGTCGGCGTCGTACCGGCGCAGCTGCTCCAGCTGCAGCCTCGCCGCCTGGCGCTTCAGCGCTGCACGCGGCGCAACCGCTGCAATCAGGCTCTCGAACGGGTTCATTCGTAGTCCCTGGCGGTGGTGATGTAGCTCAGTCGCATCGCGCCAGGCTGCGGCGCCAGCTTCGACGCGATCAGCTGCCGCGCCTTCAGCAGGTCGCCCATGCTCTGGTACTTCACCACCTTGTCGTCATACCTGACCTCCAGGTATCCGCCCGCAATGGCTTCCTCGATGGCGGTCAGATGCGCCTGCGTGAACGTGCTCATCCCGGCCACCTCCTCGCGGCCATGCTACTCAGTCCCAGAAACTCGATCTGGCCCGCGGCGCTGGTGCCGCTTCATCCTCCACCGCCGCCTTCGCCGGTGATGGCGTCAGCTGCGTCAGCTCGATCCCGTTCAGCCGCTCCTCGGCCCACCGATCGTCGCTCCACCGGTCCGCGCCCACCAGGGCCGCCGCTGCCCTGGCGTAGATCCGGCAGTCCAGCGCCTCGTTCCGCGGCCTCGTCTTGATCCACTCGAACTTCGTGTAGCCCCGCCGGTCGATCGTGTTCGTCAGCCGCTCGGCGCACAGCTGCCGGAAATACTCCTCGCCGTGCATCGGGAAGTGGCACCAGCCATGCGGCAGGCCCTCGGCCTCGTCCTCCGGCAGCCGCCGCCGCAGCCAGCCGTAGAGCTCACCCTTCGCCGTGCTGGTGCCCACCGGCCACAGCTTCACGCCACCACGCAGCGCCTTCCCGTTCCGCAGCACCTCCACCCGGCTCGGCGTGCCGATCACGCTCACCTGGCTCTCGACACCCTTGATGGCGATCACCCGGTTGCCCGGCTGCTTCCGCACCCACCGCTTCACCTCCTCGGTCCTGAAGCCCGAGTCAATCGCCGTCATCCTGATCGGCAGCCGCTGGCCATCGCCCCGGCCGAACTCGCTCCGCACGAACTTCGTCAGCTCACGCCACACCGCCGGCTCGGCTGTGTCGCCCGCCAGCACCTGGTAGTCCAGGCTCCAGCTCTCCATCCCAGGGCCCCAGCCCACCACCTCCAGCTCCAGGCGGTCCTTCTGCACGTCCACCCCGCAGGTGATGAACACCACCTGGTTGGGCACCGTGCCCAGCTCGTAGGCCTCGCGCCTGTTGTAGAGCGCCTCCCAGTCCGGCGCCTCGCCGTCGTCGTTCCAGCACTCGGCCAGCACGGTGTTCGTCCAGGGCTTCAGATCCGCTGGGTTGTCTTTCGACTTCTCGTAGCCGACGACCGCCTCCGTCCAGCTAAACCAACCGAGCGGGCTGTAGAGCGCCGAGCAGTGGTAGCCCTGCACGGTGCGCTCCGGGAAGGTCGGCTCCCACCAGTCGTCATCGAACACGTCCGGGTCATACCACCAGGCCTTCGTGTCCTCCTCGATCCCGGTGCCGCACTCCTCGCAGATCAGCACCGGCGGCGTCCGCAGCGTGTTTGGCAGCCCTGGATCCTTCGCGTCGTAGCGGATCCGATCCCAGCTGATCAGCTGGCGGTGACCGCAGTGCGGGCACGGCAACAGCAGCCGCTGCTGATTGCTCTCCTCCCACTTCGCCCAGATCTGACTGCGGCCCGCGATCGTCGGCGTCGAGGTCCACGCCATCTTCTTGCGCACGCCGAAGGTCCGCGTCCGCGCCGTCACGATCGCCAGCGGGCTGCCTTCCTCATCCACATCCGCCGGCCAACGGTCGATCTCGTCGCCGCCCAGGAAGCGGATCGGCATCGACGCCAGGCCGCTCGCTGCATTCGCCCCGCCGAGGATAAGAAAACCGCCGGTGAACTCCTTCATCAGCATCGTGTTGCCCGAGTCGCGCTCCCGGGCCGGCGCCACCTTCTCTTGCAGGCTCGGCGTCGCCTCGATCATCGGCGCGATCCGCATCCGGCTGTAGCGCTTCGCCAGGTCGATCGTCGGCTGCACGAACAGCGACGGGCCCGGCTGGATGTCCATCACGTAGCCCATCCAGTTGTTCAGCATCTCGCTCTTGCCCATCTGGGCCCCAAACACCAACACCACCTCCTGCACCGTGCTCGTCGCGCTCAGGTCGTCCATCGCCTTGCGCAGGTATGGCGTCCGGCTCGTGCGCCATTGACCGTGCTCACTGCTGGCCTTCGGGCTCAGCACCCGGCGCTGATCCGCCCACTCGCTCACCGTCAGCAGCGGGTCAGGCCGCAGGCCCTCCCAGAACGAGCGCTCGATCCACTCAGCCGTTGCCATCGGCGAGCGCCTCCAACGCCTTGACGTGATGCCGCTCGATCACGAGCAGCACCTCCGATCGCTGCTCGGGCGTCAGCCCGCCAGCGACCCGTGCGATCTCGCCGATCATCAGCGGGCCCAGCCGCAGGATCGCATCACGCACCCGCCGGCCCGACTCGTAGCGCACGCGCTGCATGTCGGCCGCGGGCACCAGCTCCTCGTTGCGCTGCTTGAGATCGAGCTCCAGCAGCTTCGCCTGATACCAGGTGCGCACCGCCGCAGCCTGCGCCTGGCTCGGGATCTTGCTCTGCACCCCGGCCGGCGGCGGCGTCACGGCCGCTTGGGCCTGCTGCCGCTCCGCCATCCGCCCACGCTGAAACTGCGGCGCGGTGTTGCGATCCCACTCCGCAACGGCGAGCTCGTCATCGACGAGCCAGCCGCGGCCCTCGCGCTGCACCGCCTCCTTGAGCCGGCCCTCGCTGATCGCTTTCCTCACCGCCTGCGGGCTGACGCCCATCCGCTCAGCAAAGGCGGCGACCTTGATCAGCGCCATCAGTCGGGAAGCAGCTCCACGAAGAAGCCGCGCTCCATCAGCTTGCGCGCAAGCCCATGCGGTCGACCTGCTCCGAGCTGGATCAGCGTCTCCTGCGGCGTCATCCCGCACACCAGCTCGACCAGCTGGTCGATCAGCATCACGGTGTGACCGCGGCCTTCCAGCATTTGATCCACCGTCACCTCCGGGCCCTCGGCGCCGAAGCCGATCCACATCGGCCACGCCCTGACGTGCCCGCGCTCATCCCACTCGCAGCCGTAGGTGATCCGCGCGACCTCAATCATCGAACCCAGCGACGAACTCTCGCCGTTGCGACGCGCCCGCATCCTGCCAGGGCATCAGCACCGTGGTGCCGGCCGTCACCTTCATCACCGATTGCACCGACTGCGCCTCTGTCGCATCGACCCAGGCCCACACCTCCACATCAGGCCACGCCCAGCTGCTCGCCGGCGCCTTGATCACCACGCCGTGCAGCTCGATCCGGCCCGGGCCCGCTTGCGGCAACGTGTTCAACCCAAGCCGCTCCGAGAGCGCATAGGCCAGCAGCTGCCCGGCAGCATCCGCGCCATAGAGGCCCGCGCGATCACGCCACCGGCACTGCGCGGCGATCAGGTCGACCGCTGCATCAAAGCCGGCCCAGGTGAGCTGCAGCACGGGCGGGCGGGTCATTACCGCACACCCGCGTATTTGTGGGTCTGAACAGACAGGCGCCAGCGGTTCTGCGTGCACGCCTCGACGCACAGCTGTGTAGCCTGCTCGCCTTGGCTTACCGGTTGCAGCCAGATGGTCCGGCCATGCGCCAGATCGCCCAGTAGCTCCAGCAGGTTGTCGATGTCCTGCTGATGAGTGACGGGCATCTTGATTTCGTTGGCCCGCACCAGGGCGTCCTGGCGCACCTCTAAGCCGCCGGCCATGCCGATCTTGGGGCTCACCGTGACCCAGGTGCCGGGGGCCACGTTGATCTCGTGGGTGCCGCTGGTTTCGATCTGCACCGTGCCCAGGGTCTGCAGCTTCGCGGTCAGCATCCAGATGTCCTGCGCGCACGGCTCACCGCCGGTGATCACGAAGTGCCGGGGGCTGAAATAGGCCACGTTTTCTACGATCTGCTCAGCGCTCATCTCCGCCCAGGTCGGCGCTGGATCCACCTTGTCGAGCATCCCAACGATGCTCACCTTCTTGCTGGGCGAACCTTCGGGCCAGGTGTGCTTCGTGTCGCACCAGCTGCAGCCCACCGGACACCCCTGGAGCCGGATGAACGTGGCCGGCATTCCGGTCCAACATGCCTCCCCCTGGATTGTGGGGAAGATCTCATTCACGCGAAGCACGGTAGGCATCCTCATCAGTGACAGCGTTTGCGGGGTTCTCCCAAGGGAAGACGAGCCACTCGTCAGTGGGGACCACTTCGGCGGCCTTGAACCAGGTCGGTGGCACCTTGCTGATCCACACCGCACACTGGCAGCCCTCGTATTGGCTGGCCTCGGCCATGGTGCGGCCTGTCTCGTAGATGTCGTCCACCACCAGGCAGTCGGGCTCCAGCTCACGCAGCAGCGGCAGCCTCAGGTAATGGCTCAGCGCCACCGCTATGGGTAGCCCGCCGCGGGGGAACCCATAGACCCCGTTGAACGCCCGGCCCTCGAACAGGCTGGCCAGGCGATAGACGGCCTCGTCGAACTCGGCCCAGGTGAGCAGTCTCATGGGCGGTAGATCGCCGAGTTGGCGCCGTGCTCGCGCACCTCGACTTCAACGACACGACAACGCGGGGCGTAGCCGTTGTCCTGTAGCCATCGGTTCGCCACGGTCCACACCAGCTGCGCGAACCGCTCGCACCCAACCGCCGGCACCGTCACCAGGTCGATCACACCACGGCGATGCGCCTCGCGGAACCAGCTGATCTCCGGGTCGTCATCAGCGACGACGGTCTTGTGATCAAACGTCTGCTGCAGCCACTCCTTGAGCTGCTTCAGCCCACCGAAGTCCACCACCCAGTTGCGCTCATCGAGATCATCCGCCTCGAACTTCAGATGCACCGACAGGGCGTAGCCATGCAGGAACTGGCAGTGGCTGTGGGTACTGCGCCACTGCCGGAAGCACGCCGACAGGCCAACGTCATGACCCCAGGTCTTGGTGGAGATGAAGGTCATTTGAGTCCGATCAACTGGAGGAACTCGGCTTTCATGTGCGGCTTGTCGCGGAACTCCCCACGCACGACGCTGGTCACCATGGAGGTTTCAGGTTCACGCACGCCGCGCCACTTCATGCAGTAGTGCTGCGCATCCACGATCACGATGAGACCCAGCGGCTTCACCAGCTGCTCGATCTCATCCGCGAGGATCATCACCGCCTCTTCCTGAATGTGGAGGCGGCTGAAGACCCACTCGGCCAGGCGCACGAACTTCGAGAGCCCGATCACTCGCTCGCTCGGCTTGATCCCCACCCAGCACCGACCCAGAATCGGCACCAGGTGGTGGCTGCAGGCGCTGCGGACCGTGATCGGACCCACGGTGTAGACCTGGTCGAGCTCCTTGGCGTTTGGGAAGTCGGTGAGCCGGGGCGGCTGGTGGTAGCGGCCGGCGAACACCTCCTGCAGATACATGCGCGCCACGCGCTCGGCGGTGCCCCTGGTGTTGTGGTCGTTGTCCACGTCGATCACCAGGGCGCGGAGAAGATCCTCCACGCGCTCGGCGACTTCGCCCTGCAGCAGCTGCAGATCGCCCGGCTCGATGAATGCCGCGATGTTGTCGTTCGCCAGGAACGACGCCCCGGCGGCCAGCAGGCGCTGGCGGATCGTTTCAGATGTCGTCATGCGTTGTAGATCGTGGGGTCGGGCACTCCGCTGTCGCGGAATGCTTCCTTGCGCTCGGTGCAGGCCCCGCACTTGCCGCAGTGCACCTCGCCGCCCTCGTAGCAGGTCCAGGTGTGCTCGAACGGCACCCCCAGCTCACCTCCGATCGCGGCGATGTCGGTCTTGGTCTTGTCCACGAACGGGGCGATCAGCCCCAGCCCAGTCTTGCGGTGGCCCTCGGTGCCAGTGAGCAGTGCCTCGCCCAGCTGCGTGATGAAGTCCGGTCGGCAGTCGGGGTAGATGAAGTGATCGCCAGCATGGACCCCGCAGGCCAGCACGTCGGCCTCGCTGGAGCACGCCAGGCCCCAGGCGATGCTCAGCATGATGGCGTTGCGGTTGGGCACCACCGTAAGCCGCATCGACTCCTCGGCGTAGTGGCCATGGGGCACCGCCACCTCGTCGGTGAGAGCTGAGCCCTTGAGCAGCGGCCGAATCCCGCTGATGTCGATGATCGTGTGCTCAGCACCAAGGTGCTGGGCCTGCCACTTCGCGCACTCCAGTTCCCGGCGGTGGCGCTGCCCGTAGTCGAAGCTCACCAGGTGGAGGTCGTAGCCCTGGGCCTTGAGCCAGTGGGCGAGGGTCACGGAGTCCATGCCCCCGGAAACGATGGCGACTGCTTTCATGGTTTGATGCGCTCGATGAGTTGACGCTGCCCGTTGATGAGGATGGAGGTCTCCATGGCAGTAGTGGAGGCAAGGAACTGCTTGGTTCCCAGGTTCACGCCTACGTCGTGAGTGAAGTGGACGTGAGAGTAGCCGCCAAGAATCCTGTTGTAGGTACGGACGCCGTGCCAGTTCTCCTTGATACCGAGACCGGCAGGATCCAGCCCGTAGAACCTCACTCGGTCCAGGAGTTGCTGGGGTGGCTTCTCAGACATCTCGGCCTTGGTGACTTTGATCATGCGGCCGCGGCCCATGTAGAGGTCAAACGTGCCGAAGCGTGAGCCCGAGGTCCAACTGCTGCTGTCGCACATGTAGGGCCGGTAAGCCTTAACGAACTCGAAGGCGGTGAATCCGAGCCAGTGGACCTTGCGCTTGCCGACGTGGCGCATGATCCCGCGCACGAAACCTCGGTTGCCAGCGGTGCCCACCAGCCCGCCGATGCCCACCACGTCGCTGGTCTTGTAGTAGTCCTCAAGCACGCTGGGATCCTCACCACGGGTAAAGATCGGGACCGGCTTGAACCCGCGGTTGAGCAGGATCTCGTAGTTCCGCATCGTGCCGTAGGGATCGCCAATAACGTCCAGGGTGAAGTACCGCCACGGCTCGACAGGGAGCTGCTCAATGAACCGGCAGTAGTCGTCCAGCTCAATCGGTTTGCCCGCCTTCCAGGCCGTGAACGCCCCGGAGTCCACCAGGAGCCGGAGCACGTCGGCGTTGTCCTTGATGACGCCAACCTGGCCCGAGAAGTAGGTGTAGGCGACCAGCAGGTTAAGGCGGTGCTCACTCACGAGATCTCCGCGCTGATGGCGTGGCTGTCGCAATACATGCGGATGGCATCTAACACCTCGTCCTTGTAGGTGCCGTCCAGTTTCACCACGATTTTGGCCTGGATGCCGTCGAGGTTCTCTTCGTGCTTCTCAACTGCTTCGATGTCAGTGGCCCAGCCGTTCTCAGTTAAACCTTTCAGCTCCTCCTCACTAAAGCCCAGCAGCTCGATGTCGAAATCCTCCACACGTAAAGCGTCCACCTCCAACGCAAGCAGGTCGATATCCCAACTCGCGTTCAGGGCCAGCTTGTTGTCAGCGATCACATAAGCGCGTCGCTGCGCCTCGTTCAGGTGGTCAAGCACCACCACCGGCACCTCGGCCAGGCCCATGTCCTTCGCCGCCATCAGC